TGTAAGAACGCGATATCAAGGTCTCCTTCAGGAAGATACCATGAAATATGTTTTGGTGTAAACGACATGGTAGTTCGAGTACATGTATGGAGCTCGTAGTTCATCTCACAATTGTGCTCCTGAGCTGCTGCCAATAATTGTTGATAACGCAAATAACTATGTTTTTGGGTCATAAATACGTTTCCCCCGACAGCAACTATAGTAGCCACTTGTGACATAACGAGCTTACGATCATTTCTTATGCAAAACATGCTGAGCCGACAAAAGTGTGACCGTAATGAATTTTCTATCATTATATTTTGGTCATCATATGCTTGGGCTCCGACAATTCGTGGTGCACGTGTAATTTTTGGTTTCGAATACGTTGGCGTATTTTCACTAGTTTGTGCTACCTTTTCTGCTGCTCGCTTAAGGATAGGTTTTGCATATGTTGGAGTATTCTCACCTGTTTCAGCAACAACATTCTGTCGTCGAACCAGTCGTGGCGCACTATAAGAAGGTGCATTTTCACTGGTCTCACTCTCAAAGATAGAATCTTCACCAAAATCAGTAGCACTCGGAAATTTTGTTTTGATAAATGAGTACATTACCGCAGTGAATTCTACGAGCACGAAAGATGTAATGGCTATAGTTAAAATACCGCGATCAGATGCAATAATTGATTTCACATATTCGTATGCGCTAGAAATAGCGTTTCGAACTCTTTCATAAACCCTACGCGACGTTGAAACAGGCGCAGGTTCAGATATTGGTGGATCAACGAGATCGTAAATATTAATCTCTTCATCATACAATGACATTCGCGGTAAACAAACATGTGGAGATAAAAATCTCTGGCTCAACTTTTCTCGCTCTTCAGGAGACTTACCTTGAACCATAAAATAATCACACAAGCGATCATAACACGTACATAAGGTTACTGGTGAATTTTCTACAACAGTAGTTGTTGTGGTAGGACGCCCTCGAATGAAGTCAAACATCTCACCACGAAAAGCACGGTTATTAAGAGCTTCTTCACGACGCTCTTTTTGTTTCGCAATTGATTCAGGATCAACTTTGGGATCAAATCGAACAATACTCATATGATTAGGATCCATTCCTGGCCCTGGTTGATACAATGGATTCAGACTCACTAAAGGTTTAACTTTGCCACTCTCATCAACGTCATCGAAACGCTGTTTAAAAAAGTCAAATAGTTTAGATTTAAACGAGTCTTGACTGTTCATATATTTGATCATATCATCGACAATAACGTTCACGGCTGTAACAAGATCTGTTTGAGCTCGTACATAACCAGTAATCTCATGCCGAAATTTAATTGTATAAAGATCAGTTGGAATCAATTCAACTGTACCACATGTAATCTTTGGTACAGAAGGATCGCTCATAGCCACACGAAGTTTTTCTCGGTCAATACCACGGGCACCTGCATAACTCTTATTTAAAATAAATTCAACTACGCAATTGCGACGCGCTAAAATATGTTGACCGTTACTCCAACAATTATTTGTTAAAAATTGTTGACCTGGTAAATCATTCTGACCATTACTTACAACGATCTTAGACGTGAAGTAAACTTTATCTTTCATCTCACAAGCGGCCATGTTCAAAACGCACGGGTTGTCATCGACAATATCTGTAAGTTCAGCTATCGTAGTAACTACATCTTCAGGACGCGAATTTAACTGAAAGATATCATTATACCAGGTAACAAGTTGATCAGTGTAACCATCCCAAAATTCACTTCCTGTGCGACGAAAATACGTATAATTCGATATATGTTGATACTCTTGTGTCAAACGTAATCGTGCAACAAGTTCGGTAACCAGTAATGGTTGAAAGAATGCGGATTTTCCAATACGTGGTTCACCAAAAATATATAACCAATATGGT